GAGTATATGAACCCGGATGGTCTGCACTTCAGCAACCTGGGTTACACCGCACTGGGTCAATACGCCATTGATAGTGGTGCGTTTACTGCTGCCCCAACAGACGGCAAGATCGCCCTGGCCACTACAGCAGGTGGCGACAACCTTGTACCGAACCCGCTGTTCACTGGCGGTTCCAACGGTGTTTCGACCAACCTCACGCTGGCTTCTGGGTTCATTGGCCAACAACTGTCTGCTGAAGCTGGTAACTGGCAGCGGATCATTCGTCCTGCCGGTCTGACTGGTGACGAGACCGTTGTGAGCATGATCGACATGTTCGTCATCCCAACCGGTGTACCGATCTCGTTGGCCTGTAAAGTTCGCTGGGATACTGGTGGACTGAAGGGTGGCACGAACATGGAAGATGCTGCTTGGCAGCTCGGCATGCAGATGATGTTTACAGATGCGACATGGGGTAGTTTCCCTGGTGCCTTGCAAGTAGTTGTCGGCCCTCAAGGTGACAGCGAAGAAGAAGGTACAATGTTCATGCACGTAACTCCCCCGACTGGAGCAAACCGACTGATTGTTCAGTTGATGTCTCTGTCGGATGATGTGCTGGCACACACTGCGGACATTTCGTTTGATGTCTCTCAGCTCACAGTGATTGAAGGCAACTTTGCATTCAACAGCACTGATCCGAGTCCGAATCCAACCGAAAATGCAAACGCTCTACGGGATTCCAACAACGATGCACTGTTGGACACCAACTCCTCTGAACTTGAGAGCTGATCATGCCAAAACTCAATACCTACACACTCAATACCGCAGTGAACGCTGCTTTCCAGATGCTGGGGATCATCCCCGGCGCTGGCAGCACTTTCCAGACTGTGCGTGTCTCCCCGGCTGCACTGATCGCATTCATCCAAGAGCACTCCGCTGCTGTGGATGGTCGTGAAGTGGAAATGCAGAAGTCTGCATCCCACGTCCAATGGCGCTATGTTGGGGATGCAACCTGGATTGACTTGATCCCGCTTGCTGACATCACTGGCCCGTCCGGTGCAAATGGTGCTGACGGTGATGAAGTGGAGATGCGTACCAACTCCACCCATGTGCAGTGGAAACTGCTGTCTGCATCTGTCTGGAACAACCTGATTCCTCTGGTGGATTTGAAAGGCGAAGCAGGCACTGGCCTCACCAACCGTGGCGTCTGGGCTGCAGGCACCTTCAACCCTGGCGATTACGTGTTCGCCACTGGTTCCATTGGTTCCGGTAACGCTATGTGGGTTCTCTCTGACAGTGCCCCGTATGCTTCCAGCGTGCAGCCGAAAGATGATGCAACCCACTGGATTGAGCAGGCAGCTCCTGCTGGCCCTGCCGGTGATGATGGTCTTTCGGTTGAGCTGCAGAAATCGGCCACCCACATTCAGTGGCGTCAAACAGGTGGTACTTGGGCTAACCTGGTTCCCTTGGCTGATCTCGTGGGTGCTTCGGGTAGTGTAGGTGCCAACGGCAAGACTGTGCTGACCACTTCGGGTGCCCCGTCTGCTGGCACTGGCACTGATGGTGACTTCGCCTACGACCCAACCGCCATGATCATGTATGGCCCGAAGGCTGCTGGTGCTTGGCCTGCAGGTGTAATCCTGAAAGGTTCTGCCGGTACGGCAGGTGCAGCCGGTGCAAAGTGGTACACCGGCACTGACGTTCCTGCTGCTGGAACCGGTGTGGATGGTGACTTCTATCTGCGATCCAACGGTGACTATTACGGCCCGAAAGCATCTGGTGCTTGGGGTGCAGTAGTGGCCAGCCTCAAGGGTGCAACTGGTTCGGGTGGTGGTGGAGGTGGTGGCGTAATCAGTGGTGTCTACACAATTGCCAACAACGCTATCAAAGAGTTCAGCATCACACCCGGTATTGGTGGCATGTTCGCTGTGTACCACGAAGCCTTGGGTGCCACACCGTCTTCCATCTTCATGTTTGAAGCTGGCGCAGCTCCCCGATTGTTTGCTGTTGTTCAGGGAAGTGTTGCTGGTAACGTGGGTGCTCTCACTGGTACTACTGGGGTAGACGGCGACGTCACTGCAGGTGTTGCCAACGGCAAACTTTATGTTGAGAACCGGATTGGTTGGTCGATCAACGTCAAAGTTTTCGCCTCCGTACCTGAAGTCTAATAAGGAAACATCATGGCCGTATTACCTCCTCTGATTACAGAAGAAGGCTTGGTACTGAACAACATGATGCCCGACCAGGGTGCTCTGGGGGGTTATACCCCCCTGGGCACTGCTTCGTCTGAAGGCATCTCTTTGATGATTCGGGGGATTGCCCGTGCAGCCCTGGTCACAGGCAACGAAGACATGAAGGAGTTTGCGAACTTCCTCTTCGATGCAGCCTGCACCCACTTCTTCGGATCTCGTCCAAGCGCAGAAGCAGAGAACGACAATCTGTGGCACCACTCGTGGATTTGTAATGGTGGTGCCGCATTCAATGTCCGTGGCCCACTACAAGGTAATGGCGACTTAGCCTTGAGTGGCTATGTCTACGGGCGCGATACGGAAGCATCCGTCGTGTTTACCAATGGTATTGGTCAACTCACACCGCCTCCGGACATCGTGTACCAAGTCGTCAGTGAAAACGCTGCTTTCGTTTGGCAGAACGTCTTCTCTGATTTGACCAGTGGCCAGGCTTACGAAGTAGATTTCTACATCGACAAGGCAGGCAATAAGGTATTCGGTACGCAGAAAGGTGGATCGTTTGGTCAACCTATTGTTCCTGCGGGTCAACACACGGATGGACAGCCAGGGCGCATTGTCCTGAAAGATCCTATCAACACAGTTTGTGGTGTGAACTACTGCGTCACAGTGCCTGACGTGAAAGTGCCCTATGGCGCGCTCTACGAAGCATGGCCAATGTGGCGACAGTTGGCAAACAACGAAGTCTCCACAGCAGGAGACGCTATTCATTGGTTCCTTGACGCTTTCCACGCAGCAAAGCTGATGGAACCTGGAAATCCTGAATGGGGCTATGCCTACGACCGAATGATGGAAGTTTGGGAGATGACTTGTGACCAAGCATCGAACAACACCAAAATCTTTCAGTCTGGAGCCAATGGCCCGTACAACAATTTCCCGTTGACCTACGCATACGCTTACGGTCGGGAAAACATTGACCTACCAGATACAAACTGGAATGCCACTCCACCGACAACTCGTTTCAATGTGGAACGGGCAGTGGATGGATATGTCACTTTCACCATGCAGAATGAAACTGCAGAAGTAGGTTCTGGTGAGCCTATTCGCTATGGTGTGGCATTTGAAAACAGTCCCTTATACATCGACTTCACAGGCAACTCTTCGTTCTCCGTGGATATGCGTTCCAGCATTCAGCAGACTGTTTCCATGACCATTCGTACAGAAGTAGGTGATGAATACGAGTCGGCTATTCTGATCGGCCCAACCAGTGCTGTTCAAAACATCGGCCTGGGTCAATTTTTCCGTTTCCAACAGGAAGCTGGTGACTCCGAAGGTGTTAAGTCGGGCGACTGGGTAGATGGTGGTGGTGGTGAACTACCGGAGTATCCGGCTGTTCCCTTCCCTGGCCGTCGAGTTGCTCTCATTGGTGACTCGATCACCAATTACAACACTGCCTATGTTGCACCTAAGAATGGCATGTACGAGAACTGGGGTACTGGCATTTGTGGGTACTACACCCATGCTGACCATATTCTCGATGGTCGCCTGGCATTGGAACCGGGGATTACTACCGATGTTCAAGGTCAAAAGCACGGACTGAACTTTGCCATTGCTGGCACACAAGTTCGCAACTGGTGGAAAGAGCTGGATGATCCGTTGAATAACGGTACGTTCTGGCAAGGCCCAATGTATGCAGCTCTGGCAAACATCAATCGCTTTGACGTTGTGGTAATGCTGGGTGGCACCAACGATCTAGCGTCCAATCGTCCGGCTGCTGAAGTTCTGCAGAACATCAAGATTGCTGCAACTGACATGGCCAAGAATGGCAAATGGGTTTTCCTTCTGACCATTCCTCCGCGCAGTCGAGACCACTTCGCAGGGTACTCTTTGGCTGAGATGGACGTTATTCGCCAACGCTTGATCGAGGTGAATGACGGTCTTCGTGCATGGGTAGGATCTGGTGTCTACGCCAACATCTGGTTGGTTGATGTCTACGACGATCTGCTTGGCCCCAATGGTATTGATCCATTTGGTACGGCATCTAATGACACAGATCCTCTCGGACACTTCACCCTGGGCAACTACCACCCGAATTACGGTGAGTTGGTGGCAATGCACGATGGTCTGCACCCTGGCCCGGCTGGTGCATACGTCATGGGTAAGAAACTGGCCCAAGTGATGATTGCTGCTGGAGTTCCTGCTCGCCCAGGGCGTACCCAGTTGGGTTCTCTTACCCTTGGTTCCAATTTGCTCGGCAACCCGTCTATGGCAGTTGGTTCCTACAAAGCAACAGCGACTACCCCGGTATCCTACAACCTGAGCACTATTGGTTGGGCCACTGGTCTGGGTGCTGCCATTGTTGCCGGTAATGGCAACCATGCAGGCTACCCCTATGGTTCTTTACCTGACTGCTGGAATTTCTGGAAGGCCACGAACCAGGAAGGTCAAGTTATGGGCATCGGCACAGGTGGCAACTACTCCAACTTCAACGAGTACACTTGGAGTGATCTCGTAGGACAATTCCCGAACCTTCTGGAATACATGGGTGATGCTACTTTTGCTCCAGGTGCGATCACGGTATCTGTTGTATCGGACGAAGGTACGCCAGCTATTAAGCTGGACTTCAACCTTCCGGCAACAGGTAACAAGAACGAGTCCTTCTGTCTGTCTGCTGATATTCCACGAGATCAACATGGCCCGTGGGATAACTGGGGTTGGAACTCCCCAGATAACGGACAACCAAGAACCAATAGCATGTACAACGCAGGGGATCGTTTGCTTCCTGAAGCAGACGTGAAGCTCGTTAATCTCAATGGTTCGTTGGTCTGCTGCATGTTGAACCTGTCCCACTATGCCAACGTCCCACAAGTGTCTTACGGCTCTATTCGTCAAACTATAGCGAACCACTCCTTCTTCTGGCCGCCATCGGACTTTGACTTGATTCGTCTTCCTACCGAGAATCGCACCATGCACTTACGTGCTCCGGCTATTCAAATCCCCGCTTACCAATCGGGGGAAACTATTCGGTATGCACAGCTTCGTTTGCAGGTCTCGTTTGACTGCTCGGAACGTGGTGTCACTGGTTCGCTGATTTTCAAGAACCCCAGTGTTCGGAAAGTCACGGCAGGTGCTCCGATGTAAGGCAACCAAGGGGGAGGAAACTCCCCCTTCATTTACGAACAAGGAACTCTCATGGCGAACTACAACGTCTGGTTGCCTGGTAACACATTCTTCAATTTCAACGATGGTGCCACTACCTCCCTGAGCTACAAGCCCACCAGTAATGGTGGTCAGTTGCTCTGTCAGACGTTCACCATTCCTAACGCTGACTCTGGTTTTGGTATCACCTACGACCAGATCAGCCCACCGTTTAACATGACAAAACCGCCCAAACTCATGTATTCCAGCACTGCTGACATGATCTTGGTGTTGAAGGATTCTGATGGTTGGCTATGGGCTGCACTGTGCCCACAGCAAGCAACTGTCAAGGAGCGTGGTTGGGCATGGAATCAGTTTGCTTTACATAGCTTTCAGGACAACATTGGAGACACACCGTCTGCTCCTGCTTCTGGGCCGATTCAAGCATTCCAGCTTGGTGGTGCTGAAGGTGTTCATGGTGAGAATAATGACAGTCCCCAGTCCATTAGCATCGCTTACCTTTCTGGTCGTACTCCGGCTAATGCTACTCCCGGCTCCCTGCGTACTGTAATTCTGACCAATCGCAATGCTGGGGCACATACCTGGAAAGTGGGCGATGTCAGTGTCACCAACGGCACACGTAAAGAAGTGAAGTACATCGGTGCTTTGCCTTTCGGACTCCAGATGAACGGCCCACGCAACCGGCTCTCCGTACTCCCGTATCGTGGGCCAATCGTTGCTGGTTACCAGTCTGGCACTCCTTGGGTCGCTACTGAAAATGCTGCAATGCTTGATGGCATGCTGGATTTCATGCTGGAAGCACAAGAGCAATTCCGCTTTCGTAGCCCAGATCAAGTGTTTGGCCCGTGGATGCACATCTACCTGCAGGCACTGTGGGATTGTGAGCAGAATGGTGAAATCGACACCTGGGTATGGGATGGCCCAGATGGCAACCCAGCATGGGACGGTTGGCAATATCGTGCGTTCGATTCGATGGGACGTACTTGGTATGACGCTGTGCAAAGTGAGGCAGATATTCCAGCGACTACCTTGGAAAAACTGCAGACTACCTGCACTCGTTTTGCCGATTGGCTCTACAACTGGCTACGAACCAATCTGACTGCAATGGGTGTACCCAACGATTGGCGGCCTGCTGGGTGGACTCAAGGCAACCCATTTCCACCGAATAGCTACCTTGATCCCAAGTACACGGCACCGTCTGCACATGACATTGCCCTTGCACTGAAGGGTGCAGTTTTCTGTGCTATCGCAGGTTACGATTTGGTCAAGGCGAGATACATCATCCATCGCCTGATTGTGTCCTTGGTTCCTCTACAAGTACCTTCCAATGGTGATGACATGCGCGGAGCGTTTACGCAGAACCCCGATGGGTTTGAGGTTTACGGCTTTGAACAGGGTGAAGTCTTGGAGGCTTTGGCTCTGTGTCTGCAGCACAAGGAATTGATCGCCACGGCCACCGGTGAGTAATTGCAAATAGGCAGCATGCGGGAGAGTTAGGTAATATCTCCCGCAGTCTACCCACCATTAGGAATCACACGATGGGAACCGAATCCCCAGAAGTTCAGATGGCTCGCTTGGAAGAACGACTGAAAGTCATTCTTGCTCGCTTGGACGAAGCCAGAAGTGATCAGCAAGCTCAACAACATCAGATGGGGCTGATCACACAGACCCTTCAAGGTATGTCTAATCGAGTGGAGAATGTGGAATCTTCCCTCGCCACTGCCAAGCCAACTATCGAAGAGTTCATCACTATCAAGCACCGTGTTGTAGGTGCTGGGATAATGGGTAAATGGGTATGGGCGATAGCAGGTGGTCTGTTAGGTATGTTGTTCTCGGCGCGTGTTCAAATCATGGAACTTCTCAAATGAGGGGCATTGTGCTGATACCCAACTGGAAGCGTGCATGGAAATTCGCTTCGATTCAAATCAGCTCCCTTGGCGTCTTGATCATGGGACTTCTTGAGCTGGTAAACCAGGCGTGGATTAGCTTGCCACCATCTGTTGTATCCCAGATCCCTCACACTCAAACGATTGCTCTGGCTTTATTCGGGCTAGGTATCGTTGGAAGACTCTTTAAATTAAAGGACAAGGATGATGACGCAGAGTAAGTGGAAACGTAACTCTGGGTTGGCAGCAGCGGTACTTTCGATAGTGTCCGCTGTCTTTGTCATGGAAGGTGGCTATGTCAACGATCCCGGCGACCCTGGGGGTGAAACCAACCACGGCATCACTGTGGCAGTGGCCCGTGATCATGGCTACACCGGTGCCATGAAGGAACTGACTCAAGAGCAAGCCTCTGAGATATACATCACTTCCTACGTTGAGAAACCCAACTATGTGGAAATCGTCAGTCTCTCTCCTGCTGTTGGACAAAAGCTGGTTGATGCAGGAGTCAATGCTGGCACCACTCGTTCTTCTCGTTGGTTCCAAACTGCACTCAATTCTTTGAGTCGTGGAGAGGTGGACTACCCAAATGTGACTGTTGATGGTCGTATCGGAACTGGTACGATTACCTCCTATAAAGGTCTACAGAACAAACGTGGACGTGTGAAAGCCTGTGAGCTGGTTATCAAGCTGATGGATGCACAACAAGCCACCCACTACATGAGCCTGCCGCATTTGAGCATGTACACCCCAGGGTGGGTGGATCACCGTATTGGTAATGTTCCTTTGTCCAAGTGCAAGGAAGAAATCAAGTGAACGCCAAACTGATCGCTGGAATTGTTGTAGCCGCTCTTGCGGCTTTCAGCGTTTACAGCATCTTCAATGTAGGGGTAGCAATCGGTTCTGCCAGGGTTCAGGCCAGTTGGAATGCTCAAAAAGAAGCAGATCAACAGCGCGTTGATGCCTTGAAAGAAGAGATCAAACAGCAAGAAGCTATTCACCAAACCGATACCACAAGGATTTCAGATGAACTCGCAGAGGTTAAGCAGAAATACACTGAAGATCTGGCTGATCTGCGTTCTGAGTATGAGCAGCGGTTGCGCAGCAGTGGCAATCGAGCCAACCACTACCAACGTCAAGCCAGAGGTTCTGCCGTTGAGCGCGACAACCTTGCAAGCCATGCAGCCCGACTCGACCAAGCTCTTGAAGAAGGCAGACACTTGGTACGAGAACTCGGGGAAACTATTAGACTCCGTGACCAGCAACTGATTTCCTTGGGTCAGCAAATCATGGCTGACCGTAACCTTTTTGATGGTGAGACCAAACATGGAACAAAATGAGAACATGCTAGTTCCCGGTGTGGAGAAGCTCACCGACTGGGAAAAAGAACCTGATGTTCGTGATCTTAAACAAGATCTGGAGAATGCCCGTCCAGCTCATCAAGCTCGGATGTCCGACATTCAGCGTTGGGGTGATCTCATGGCCGTTCGTGGTTCGGCCAAACCCAAGCAGGTCAAAGGTCGTTCCAGTGTTCAGCCCAAGTTGATCCGTCGTCAGGCTGAGTGGCGATACTCGGCTTTGACTGAGCCATTTCTCGGCTCCAACAAGCTGTTCAAGGTTGATCCTGTCACGTTTGAAGATGCCGAAGCAGCCCGACAGAACTCTCTGGTTCTGAACTGGCAATTCCGCACCAAACTGAATCGCGTCAATTTCGTGGACAACTTTGTTCGTGCCACAGTTGATGAAGGTACTTCCATTACTCGTGTGGGATGGAAACGCCACACCGTTATGGTCGATCAGGAAGTTCCTGTTTACGACTTCTTCCCGTTGCAAACAGATGAACAACTCGCCGCACTCCAGACTGCTTTGGATCAACAAGCAGCAGATCCTCGTGGTTACGATGAAGACGTGCCGGATGAAATCAAAGCTGCTGTTGATCTGTATGCCGAGAGTGGTCAAGCCACCTATGCAGTCCAGTCTGGTGTGTCAGTTGTTAAGGTCGAAAAAGTCCTTGTAAACCAACCAGTTGTGGATCTTCTCGATCCTCAAAACGTGATCATTGATCCATCCTGTAATGGTGATTTGGACAAGGCACTCTTCGTCATCGTTTCTTTCGAGACCAATAAAGCCGACCTCCTGAAAGAACCGGAACGCTACAAGAACCTGGATGCTGTGAACTGGGAAGGCAACATGCCGATGACCCAGCCTGATCACAACACCAGTACCCCGGACAGTTACCAGACCAACGACCCTCTGCGTAAGAAGGTTGTTGCCTATGAGTATTGGGGTTTCCGTGATATTCGTGGTACAGGTGAGCTGCTGCCAATTGTTGCCACCTGGATCGGTGACATCTGCATTCGCATGGAGGAAAACCCCTTCCCTGATGGCAAGCTGCCCTTCGTAGTTGTTCCGTACCTGCCGGTGAAACGTAACCTGTACGGTGAGCCTGACGCTGAACTGTTGGAAGACAACCAGAAGATCCTGGGTGCCGTAACTCGGGGAATGATCGACCTCTTGGGTCGTTCGGCAAATGGTCAGCAAGGCATGGCCAAAGGCATGCTTGATCCACTGAATCGTCGCCGGTACGACAACGGGCAAGACTACGAGTTCAACCCCAGCATGAGTCCTTCTGCTGGTGTCATCGAACACAAGTTCCCTGACATTCCACAGTCTGCCTTGCTGATGTTGAATCTGCAGAACCAGGACGCCGAATCACTCACCGGTGTAAAGAGCTTCGCCGGTGGTATGAGTGGTGAAGCCTACGGTGACGTGGCTGCAGGTATCCGTGGTGTATTGGATGCTGCATCCAAGCGTGAGATGGCGATCCTGCGTCGTCTGGCGAAGGGCATGACTGAGATCGGCAACAAGATCATTGCGATGAACGCAGTGTTCCTGTCCGAAAAAGAAGTGATCCGTGTCACCAACAAAGAGTTCATCACCGTTAAACGTGAAGACCTCATCGGCAACTTCGACTTGGAAACCGACATCTCCACGGCTGAAGTAGACAACGCCAAGGCACAAGATCTTGCGTTTATGCTGCAGACCCTTGGCCCGAACTCTGACCCAAGCATCGTCATGCTCATTCTGTCGGAAATTGCCGACCTCAAACGTATGCCGGAATTGGCCAACAAACTTCGCAACTGGCGTCCGCAACCATCCCCAGAGCAGCAAGAGTTGCAGCGTCTGGAGATCGAGAAAGCGCGTAAAGAAGTGGAGAAGCTGCAATCTGAGATTACTCTCAACAATGCAAAAGCTCAGGAAGCTATGGCCAATAAAGACCAGAAGAATCTGGACTACGTTGAACAAGAGACTGGCACTAAGCATGCCCGTGACATGGAGAAGCAGCGTGGCCAGGCTCAAGGTAACCAAGCATTGGAAGTGACCAAGGCGTTGACCAAATCATTGAAAGACGGTGAACAGCGACCTAACCTTGAGGCAGCTATTGGCTTCAACCAACTTAGTGATAGACTTGCGGACGCAGGCACACTTCAAACAAACTTTGCACAACCTGCACCGATACCAACTCCAGCATAAGGACTAATCAGCATGTCTGAAGTCACACTTCTCGAAAAACAACTGGCTGACACCAAAACCCTGGTCGATCGTCGTACCATCGCTCAACGTCTGGCAGCCAATGCGGATTTCCGAAAGCTCATTCTGGAAGAGTTCTGTGTGAACGAGTGCGCTCGTTATGCTCAGGCATCTGCTGATCCAGCGCTCAATCAAAATGAACGTGCGGACGCCCTGGCTATTGCTCAAGCAGCCGGTCACCTCCGTCGCTTCCTGTCGGTTGTGGTGCAGATGGGCAACTCCGCTGAGAACACCATTTCGGACATCGAAGCAGCTTTGGAAGAAGCTCGTGCTGAAGAGGATGCTCAGTAATGGGTGCCGAAAATAAAGACGCCGACATGCTTGGCATGTCGGATGAGGACTTTCTGAACCTGTCCGGCCCACCTGAAACTGAGCCTGTTGGTTCCACCGAAGGTTCCCAGCCGGAAGCTGTGCAGGAAGAGGAGCAAGAGCAGCAGCAAGAACCTGCTGGCACTGATGCTGCTCAAGAAGAGCAGTCTCAGGAAAGTGAAGAGGAAGAGCAGGAAGAGGAGCTGGACGGTAAAGTGGAAGCTGAGAAAGACTCGGCTCCTGCTGCCAAAGATCCGGCAAAGGACAAGCCTACTGAACCTGCTGCGGACAAGGACAAACCTGCAGTTGTGGAAACTGACTATAAGTCGTTCCATGATCAAGTAATGGCACCATTCAAAGCTAATGGTAAAACCATTCAACTGAAGTCGCCTGACGAGGCGATTGGTCTGATGCAGATGGGTGCCAACTACACCCGTCGTATGCAAGAAATTGCGCCACACCGTAAGGTGTTGCTCATGTTGGAAAACAACGGGCTACTTGACGAAGGCAAACTTTCTTATCTGATCGACTTGGATAAAAAGAATCCTGATGCTATTAAGAAGCTCGTAAAAGATGCTGGTCTCGATCCAATGGACATCGACACCAGCGAAGAATCAGCTTACCGCGTAGGCAATCATCGGGTAAGTGATGAAGAGGCTGCATTCCGTGGTGTACTGGACGAGCTGTCCAACACCGATAACGGTAAGCAAACCCTCCAAGTCATCAACTCGTCCTGGGATCAAGCCAGCAAAGAGCTACTTTGGAAAAATCCGGGCGTGATGAATCTCATCAATCAGCAACGGGAACTCGGTATTTACGACCGTATCCTGACTGAAGTTGAGCGTCGTAAGGCACTGGGTCAAGTTCCAATCAATCAACCGTTGCTTCAGATCTACCAACAAGTAGGTCAGGAGATGGTGGCAGGTAATGCGTTTGCTGATATTGTTCAGCCCGCACAACAATCACGGGAAAGTGTTGCTCCGGTAGCATCCCGAGTTGTTCCACCAAAACCTGTCGTTAAGAACGGTGATAAAGCTACTGCTGCTGCTCCCAGTAAAGCAGCCGCAAAACCTGCGAAGGTTCTCGTCAATCCTCTGAGTATGAGTGACGACGACTTTCTCAAACAATTCCAAGGCCGCCTCTGAGGTAAGACCACATGCTGAACTACAACGCCCCCATCGACGGGCAAAAGTCGTCCATTGACGGTGCTGGTTCCGACCAGATGAGCACCTTCTTCTGGCTGAAAAAAGCGATCATCGAGTCGCGTAAAGAGCAGTATTTCATGCCGCTCGCCAGCGTCACCAACATGCCGAAGAACTACGGTAAGACCATCAAGGTCTTCGAGTACGTTCCGCTGCTGGACGACCGCAACATCAACGACCAAGGCATCGACGCCAACGGTGCAACCATCGTCAATGGCAACCTCTACGGTTCGTCCAAAGACATCGGTAACATCACCGCCAAACTGCCGGTGCTGACCGAGAACGGTGGTCGTGTGAACCGTGTTGGCTTCACCCGTCTGCAGCGTGAAGGGTCGATCCATAAGTTCGGCTTCTTCACCGAGTTCACCCAAGAGTCGATGGACTTCGATTCGGACGATGGCCTGAAAGATCATCTGTCCCGTGAGCTGATGAACGGTGCGGTTCAACTGACCGAAGCTGTTCTCCAGAAAGACCTGCTGGCTGCTGCTGGTACTGTGCTGTTCGCCGGTGCTGCTGTTGCTGATGGCGAGATCACCGGTGAAGGTGCCACCCCGTCCATTGTCAGCTACCGCAACCTGATGCGTCTGGATCAGATCCTGACCGACAACCGCACCCCGACTCAGACCCGTGTGATCACCGGCTCTCGCCTGATCGACACCAAGGTCATCGGTGCTACCCGTGTCATGTACGTGGGTTCGGAACTGGTTCCGCTGCTGAAAGGCATGAAAGACCTGTTCGAGAACAAGGCTTTCATCGAAATCCAGCACTACGCCGATGGTGGCAACCTGCTGAACGGTGAAGTTGGTTCCATCGACAAGTTCCGTATCATCCAGGTTCCGGAAATGCTGCACTGGGCTGGTGTAGGTGCTGCTGTTGGCACCAACCCTGGCTACCGCAGCTCCACTGTCGGTGGCACCGAGAAGTACGACGTGTTCCCGATGCTGGTTATCGGTGACGACTCCTTCACCACTATCGGTTTCCAAACCGATGGCAAGTCGGTGAAGTTCTCGGTGATGACCAAGATGCCGGGCCGCGAAACTGCTGACCGTAACGATCCGTTCGGTGAAACTGGTTTCAGCTCGATCAAGTGGTACTACGGTATCCTGATCAAGCGTCCGGAGCGTATCGCTCTGGTGAAAACTGTCGCCCCGATCTAAGCGGACTACCTGGGGGGAAGCTAGTCTTCCCCCTTGGTTCTAATTTCCAGTAATAGGAAACATGCCATGAGCACCGAAGACCTGAACCAAGAACAAAGTAA